AAATCTGATTAAGCGTAATCAAGTTTCAGCGACAGGAGACGCGATGTGGAAAACCTCGATGATCTGAAAAGAGAAATTTTTAACTGGGCAGCGGAAAGTGGGCAGGAGCTGGTTGCTATCGAGATAAGCCGTATGTGGTTCCGTCTTGGTGGTAATACGGACTCGCTGAAGCTGCACCAGATCGAAGACGCAGATGGAAACGCTGACTGGCGGGCAATAAACAATAACCGTCAACAGATTTTTCGCTGGCTGCGTGGTGAGACTAAAGCGTCCAGAGCCAAAACCCAGATGCTGGTAAAGGCTATGGAAGCATCCCTCCCGGCGGAACGCTACGCACGTCTGGGTATGTCAACACAGTACCTGATTTGTGTTGCTATCCGTGAGTTTGCCGCGGCGATTATCGCGCTGTTGCTGGATGCAAGAGACGGGCCGCAGCAGGTAGCAAAAGCACTGCAAGCTATGCGAGAAACACAGCGCCTGACCAGCGTTTAACCTGTACCGAGGAAAGACCAACATGCATACATCAAGTGACCGCATCACCTGGCGGAACGGCTTCCGTTTGAATGGTGAACCTGTATTAGCAAATGATGTGCGGGAAATTTTTGAAGAACGTCTCTTCGCCAAAAAATGGGAACTCTACGAACAGCGTAAAGCTGAAATGATCGAGACGTGCGTTTTCCCCACTTCAAAAGACTATGAAATAGCCTGCCGTCGGTTGGCCGATACGTTGGGGATCTGACAATGAGCAGATTGCTAATCAATGAACAGCCGCTGCTTGTGCTGCCATCCCTTGCGTGTGAGATAGGGCTCAATGAAGCCCTGATGCTTCAGCAAATCCATTACTGGATGAACACTTCCAAAAACTTTTTTGAGGGGCGCTACTGGGTATATAACAGCGTCTCTGACTGGCAGGCACAATTCCCATTCTGGAGTGAGTCAACCATCAAACGCGCACTGGCAAAGCTGGAAAAACTGGAGTTGATTAATGCCGGAAACTTCAACAGTGATGCATGGGATAAAACTAAATGGTATTCAATAAATTACGATAATCTGGATGCACTTTCTGCCCCCGCTAAATCGGTGACCAATCGATCAGGTCAAAATGACCCAATCGAAGAGGGCAATATGACCAAAGCATCAGGTCAGAATGACCAGTCCCCACAGGTCAAAATGACCCGATCTCCTACAGAGAATACAACAGAGAATAAAGATCTAGATCCCCCTAACCCCCAAATGGGGGAGGGCGAAGAATTAATTCTCGCTGATGCCAAAAAAGCTCTGACGTTTTACAACGACTGCACAGGTACACGATGCCGCGATGTAAAACCGTTTGTGGTGATGCTTACCGCTACCCAGACCCGGGATGCTTATACACTGGCAGACCTGCAGCTGGTTATTCGTTGGGTATTGGCTACCTGGCGCCGCCGTGGTGCAGGGGTTCCTAAACCAGCAAATATCTGCCGTGTCAGCAGGTTTGACGGTTATCTGGCTGATGCTGAAGCATGGGCTACTACAGAAGCCAGCATTGATCCTGCTGCGGTCATCGATGCCTATAACGAAATCTTTTCTGACCTGCTGCCAGCTGCATCACTCGATGCTGATCGTCGTCGGATGATTATCAGGCTTGCTGCTCACATGGTGAATAAAACCACCGGAGCATTCCTTGGTTACCTTGAAAAATTCCGCAATATGGCCCCTGATTTCTATTTCGGTGGTGAGCAGCGTGACGGCTGGCGTGCCAGCTTCGATTACCTGATGAAGCCTGAAACTCTACGTAAAACGCGGGAGGGCGCATTGTGAGCCCCCAGGAACTTGAAGCCATTGTGTTGGCTGGATTATTGAATGGCGGGGCGACCCCGGATGCGTTTGATGTAATCGCCACCACGCCGGAGGAGTCATTCAGCATTGTATTTTACCGTCGAGCATTCAGTGAAATAAAAAAACAGGCTCTGGCGAACGGTATGATCGACATGCTTTTCATCAGTGAAGCGCTGGGCGGCTCAAGTCTGGCTGATTTATCAGATATCTCAAAAATTCCGGCCACTATACCGAATCTTAAAGGTTATGCCGGGAAAATGGTAAAGGCATGGCGAAGCCGTACTCTGGCAACTCTTCTGCAAGAAGGGGCTGAGGGTATTCGTAGTGCAGCTAATCAGGAGCAGCGCGATAAAGTTGTGGAAAATGCGGTCGCGCAGCTACTGGATATGACCGCTGATACCGGTGATGTGCAGCCGGTACATATCAACGAACTTTTACCTGCGTACATGGACACCGTGCAAAAACGACTTGATGGTGATGAGTCGACTCGCAATTTGCTTACTGGCATTGAGGATCTTGATAGCGCAACTGGGGGGATTAACCCACAGGATTTAATTGTTGTGGCCGGACGGCCCGGTATGGGGAAAACCGAGTTTGCTCTGACAGTGGTTGATGGTGTAACGGGAAAAGGTGGTGGAGCCCTGATTTTCAGTATGGAAATGGCAGCTGCGCAGATTGTCGAACGTTCCCTCGCTGGGGCCGGAAACCTGTCAGTATCCCGTTTGCGTAACCCTCGGGATTTTCACGATGAGGATTGGGCTCGACTGACAGCTGCGATGGCAGAACTCACCGATCGCGACATCTGGATTGTGGATGCAACCGATCTGACGGTAGAGCAAATTCGTGCTGTTGCAGAGACGCACAAGCGCCGCTATCCGCACTTAGCCATGATTATGGTTGATTACCTTGGGCTGATAAAAAAACCACGTGCAGAGCGTAATGACCTTGCCGTAGCGCACATTTCTCGCAACTTAAAAACGATGGCTATGCGTTTGCATACACCGACTTTTGCGCTGAGCCAGCTTTCACGTGCTGTTGATGCGCGTCCGGCAGCGCAGCGCCGCCCGGTTATGTCAGATCTGCGCGATTCTGGCTCAATTGAACAGGATGCTGACAGTATTTTATTTCTGTATCGCGACGAGGTTTATAACCCTGAAAGTCCAGCGGCTGGTATAGCTGAGGTGATCCTTGGGAAAAGCCGGTTTAGCGCCGCAGGCACAGTGATTTACCAGGAGTTTAAAAACGGCCACTTCCTGCCAATTGACCAACATGTGGGAAAAGAGAAGACGCGAATTCAGCTTGAGGCAGCAAAACCCCGAAAGCAAACCAGAAAGTACTCAGAGAAATACAATACCGAAGCATTTTAAATGCGCCTGACCAGCGCGGAATAAACCAAAGAGGAAAGACCAATGACCGACCTAATTTATGCAAAAACCGCCAGCACTGACGATTGCTGTGACTGGACTGATGTGATCATCTGGCGAATGAACGCAGGGGCCCGGGCGCGCAGTTGTTCAGTCTACGTTCCATGCCCGCGACCAGTTCCAGTGCCTGGCCTGACGCCACGAATCATTGTTAAGCAAAATGTTGAGCAAACAGTTGCGTCATCAGCTTGTCTGGGAAAAACACATTACGGGATTGTAATTACATCAAAGGGAGAGAAGACGGTTCAACTGCGCGAGACAGCAACCGTCTGGACAGCAGGTAGAAGTGAGAATTACGACAAGCTGACTGGCAAACGTATTGGTAACAACGGACGTTGCCGCCTGCTATTGGGGTCCATTAAACCAATGGTATTGACTAATTTGGCTGAAAACAAAGGGGTTACCGAGGAACTTTCAGCACAAAAGCTGGTTGCCCTCATGAAAGGGAAAACACTCTCTTCTCATGGCGTACTCGCTGCAATTAAGAAGTATCACCCGGACATCAAAATTAACTTAGACCAGTTAAATAAACGCATAAAGTCGCTGGTTCAATCCAAATTTGTCGGAATTGAATGCCACGACGACACGCCAATTACTCACTATTCACTGATAAGTGTAGACCCCCGTTTCTATGTACTTTCTGAAAGCAATATGAGGGCGTGATAAATGGTCGGGCAATCAGATTATCTGCCGCCCGGTCTACCGCTCAATCGTGCCAAATGGCCGCAGGAGTATCAGCTCAAAGAGCATTACGACATGTGCGCCTCGGCACTCATACGCCAACTGTTTGAGAAGAAAGTAACTCGGCAGTCCATCGTTGATTCGATTGCAGCGACACCGGAAGGTTACCGGGAATTTTTTAAATCACGTCTGAATTACTGGAGAGAGAAACGAGGATGAACGGAAAATACAACCTGATTTATGCAGATCCGCCTTGGACCTACCGCGACAAAGCAGCAGACGGTGACCGCGGTGCAGCATTTAAGTACCCAGTAATGACCGTGCTGGATATTTGTCGCCTGCCAGTTTGGGAATTGGCGGCTGAAAATTGCCTCCTGGCGATGTGGTGGGTACCAACTCAGCCCGTTGAAGCATTGAAAGTGATAGAGGCGTGGGGGTTTAGGCTCATGACCATGAAAGGGTTCACATGGAATAAGGTCGGACGCCGACAAACCGACAAGCTAGTGATGGGTATGGGACATATGACCCGGGCAAACAGTGAAGATTGTCTGTTCGCTGTGAAGGGTAACCTTCCGGCACGCCAGGATGCTGGGATTATCCAGTCATTCACTGCGCCACGGTTAGAACATTCTCGTAAACCAGATTATGTCCGCGAAATGTTGGTGCATCTGCTGGGAGATGTTCCACGCATAGAACTATTTGCGCGTCAGTCTTCTCATGGCTTCGATGCATGGGGGAACGAGTGCGATTCACCGGCAGTGGTGTTACTGCCCGGGATCGCAGAAAACATCAAAAGCATAGTAGGTGACGCGGCATGAACGATATCGAAGACGTGCTACTCGAAAGCGCTTACCGCCGTCTACTGGATCTGGAGGTGCTTCTGCTACCAGATGTACCAGAAACAGTCTGGCCCGCTGAGGTTGATATGGTGTTTAACCAGGTTGAAAACGCCGGAGCTCTCCCGGCACATCATCAGCGCCGTCTGCAGCATCATATTAATCGCATGTGGCTGGAGAGAATGCCCGTGCCGGCAATCGTAACGGCAGCTCGTTCGCTGGCGTCAGCAATGGAGAAATACGCGTGAGAGAAATTATTGTTGATAATTTTGCTGGTGGCGGTGGTGCGTCAACGGGCATCGAGCTGGCGACTGGCCGTAGCGTTGATATTGCGATTAATCACGACCAGAACGCAGTGGCGATGCACACGACGAACCACCCGGACACGCTGCACTACTGCGAGGATGTTTATTCCGTTAATCCGAAGGTTGCGACAGCTGGCCGTCCGGTAGCGCTGGCGTGGCTTTCCCCTGATTGCCGCCATTTCTCAAAAGCGAAAGGTGCTAAGCCGGTAGAGAAAGCTATCCGTGGTCTTGCCTGGGTTACTCTGCGCTGGGGGCTGGATGTTAAGCCGCGAGTGATGAAACTGGAGAACGTGGAGGAGTTTAAAACGTGGGGGCCGCTGCTGGCGGGGGAAATGCGCCCAGACCCGGCGAGGGCAGGTGAAACATTCCAGGCATTTATCAGCATGCTGACCACTGGTATCAGAGCGGATCATCCGGCGCTGGTGGAGTGCTGTGAATTTCTGAATATTCCACTCGATGGAGAAGATGCGGCACGCCTGATTAATGGGCTGGGCTATGTTGTGGAATACCGCGAGCTGCGGGCCTGTGATTATGGCACCCCGACCATCAGGAAGCGGTTCTTCATGATTATGCGTTGCGATGGGCAGCCGATTGTGTGGCCGGAGCCAACACACGGCGACCCGAAATCACCAGCAGTCCAGTCTGGGAAGCGCCTCCCGTATCACACTGCGGCGGAGTGTATCGACTGGTCAAATCCTGCCCCCTCGATTTTTGGTCGCAAAAAGTCGCTGGCAGAAAATACCCTGAAGCGGATCGCCCGTGGTATTCAGCGCTTTGTTATCGACAGCGCATCGCCTTTCATCGTGAAGTGCAACCACACCAGCACACGCACGGGGTACGATTGCTTTCGTGGGCAGGGGCTGAATGAACCGTTGCAGACGATCACGAAGAAGCATGGCTATGCTATCGCGGTACCGCATCTGACAAAATTCCGTACCGGCGCAACGGGGCAGCCAGTTACCGAACCTGTACCAACGGTTACCGCTGGCACGTCAGCACGCCCGGGCGGGAATGGGCATGCTCTGGGGATTGTTGAAGCGGCCATTGCCCCGGTAATAGCCCGTCAGTTTGGGGCCAGCATTGGTCACCGGGCTGATGAGCCCAGCGCCACTATCACCGCTGGTGGTGGTGGGAAATCGCAGCTTGTGACACCTACGTTGATCCAGATGGGCTATGGCGAGCGCCCAGGGCAACAGCCGCGAGTTCTGCAACTGGATAACCCTCTGGGTACCATTACGGCTGGTGGCAATAAGTTTGCGACGGTGAGCGCTTTTCTGGCAAAACACTATGGAGGTAACTACCAGGGGGCTGGGGTGGGCATGGGTGAACCTATGCACTCAGTAACAACCGTTGACCACCATGCTGTTGTGGCGTCGCATCTGGTCAAACTGCGTGGAACCTGCCGAGATGGTCAGCGTGCTGATGCGCCGATGCCGACGGTTACAGCTGGTGGGCTGCACGTTGGCAATGTTGAAACACATCTTGCCGTGGATGAGTACGACGAAGAACGTGCGCAGCAAACACTGGCGTTCCTGCGTAAGTACTGCGGGGAGGATTGTACTGGCCTTGTGGATATCGATGGTGTGACTTATCGGATCGTGGATATCGGTATGCGTATGTTGCAGCCGCGCGAGCTGTACCGTGCGCAGGGCTTCCCTGACTGGTACATCATTGACCGGGACTACCGCGGTGTGAAGTATGCGAAAGACAAGCAGGTTGCTCGGTGTGGCAACGCTGTACCACCACAGTTTGCTGAGGCCCTGGTGCGGGCAAATCTGCCTGAATTGTGCCGCAATCAGGAGGCTGCGTAATGTCTAAGTCAGCTGCAGAACGAAAAGCCGCACAGCGTGCCCGCCAGTCTGCTGCCGGTAATCGTAAGCTTGAGCTGCAACTCGATGCTCAGGAACTGGATATGTTGGAGCGTAATTGTGCTTTACGCCGTCCTGGGCGTGAGCCGTACGGTATGGCTGAATATATTGCTATGTTGATTCGTCAGGATGATGGAAGGGGGCGCGGACGCATCAAAGCTATCAGTGTTAACCGATGTGAAAAATGTGGTGACAGCCTCCCGGTGGAGTCCTGCCCGTGCTCTGGCGATTCGGCATGCTGGGTCACCAGGGGATGGCACTCACTAAAATTGACGATGTGACATGTCACGACACTAACTAAACCCGCCTTTGCGGGTTTTTATATATAAAACAAATAATTAATTAATTTCTTATGACTGTTTTTGATAATTTGTGCCCTTAAATATTTGCACTATCAGGCATACGGGCGTATATATACTGTGATTTTATACAGTTGTTTTCGGAGGGCGCGTGATCGATAAATTGGCGGTGGAGGATTACTTTCCCGAAAATGGCCGCGTTCTCTTCACATGCAAAGCAGGCAAGGTTACAGCTGCCAGGGTAGTTAACGATGATGAACACGTGGCTTCGCTTAAGTCACTGTTTGAATTGGCCGAAATGGCTGGATACGTCGTTGTTAAAAAAGAAAAGCTTAAGGTATAATTACGGTGTCGGANTGAACACCCGGCAACCGCACTTCTGAGCAATTGCTGCGCTATAGGGGGAACCGATGGCGCAGTACTCATTTATCAAGGCAGCAGGTGGCGTGCTTATACCGAGCACACCAGAAGCCCGCGACTTTATCGAAAGAAAAGTCCGTATCGGTGGCGTGCTGTATGCCGACTTCAAGCAGGCGCGAAACCCTGCATTTCATCGAAAATTTTTTGCTCTCCTGAATCTGGGGTTCGACTACTGGCAACCGTCGGGCGGTGCAATATCTCATGCAGATAAAAAACTGGTCCGAGGTTACGTGCAGCTGGTGTCTCATTATGCAGGGCATGAAGAAACACTCCAGGAACTGGCCGATCAGTATCTTCGCGAAATGGCGGAGCAGCGCGCCGGCAATATCAGCACGGTAAAATCATTCGAAGCATTTCGCTCCTGGGTAACTATCGAAGCGGGTTTTTACACCGAATATCAGATGCCGGACGGCACTACCCGTAAAGAACCAAAATCGATATCGTTCGCAAAAATGGACGATATCGAGTTTTCCCAGCTCTACAAATCAGTCCTTGATGTGCTCTGGAACTTCATCCTGTTCCGTACATTCCCTACCCAGCAGGCAGCGGAGAATGCAGCCTCCCAACTCTTCAGCTACGCAGCATGAAAAAGATAAACCTCAGAAACGAGGCCAGAGGGCGGGGCTGTACAGTCCGTATTCCTGGCATTTGTAATTTCAATCCCGATACCAGCGTACTGGCTCATTACCGTATGAGCGATACCTGCGGTACGGCGATAAAACCTAATGACATGCAGGGCGCTATTGCCTGCAACTGCTGTCACGACGCTATCGATGGACGCATCAAAACCGATATTGATCACGACACTCTTCGGCTCTATCACGCCGAGGGTGTTTTCCGTACTCAGGAAATCTGGAGAGAAGAGGGCTTTATATGATTTACCCATCAACAACAGGCAAACTTGATGAACAACTCCGGTTGCATACCCTCGAATCGGTCTGGATCCAGGGTAAGCTGAAAATGTGGGGGCGCTGGTCGCATATTGGCGGCGGTTCCGGGGGAAACATGTTTAATATGCTGCTGGCTTCAAAGACCGTAAGCAAAACGGCAATCCAGCAGGTATTGCAGCATCTGAAATCCGCAGGGCTTAACAGAGAGGAATTAAGGGCTTACTTTGAAGATCTGCTCAGCGGTAAAAATAAGAGCAACCTGTCATTTTGTACTGATGAAGAGGGGTTGCTGATGGATGCGGTTATTGGTGAAGTTCTGTTGCATACCGGAAACAAACAGCTTTTTGGTGTGTTGTGTGACCGTTACAAACGGCGAATGAGCAAAAAAGCCATGGCCAGAGAGCTGAATGATAAACACCCTGAGTGGTGCCTGCGTACGTGTGAAAGTCGAATTGACGTCTGGCTACAAATGTCAGAAGCCATGCTCTACAGACCGATGTGTGATGCGTTCGATAAAAAACATGACAGATTTCGCTTGCAAAGTTGCGCGCGGATTGCTTGAATTCAGGCAAGCTCGCGAAGCAACACCCGCAGCGATTACCAGATTAAGTAACCCGCCGTCGTGCGGGTTTTTTTATTACTTTTTGTCAGGGCTCCATCTGCTACTTATATTTTTAGATGCGCAAAAATTGCGTATCTCGGGGCCAAAGGCTTTGAGCGTTTTTTCAAGATTTGGAATTGTGACATTACCGCTTTGCTCTGAGTTATTTCTCCATCCAAGAAAAACCGTTTTGTCTTCTTCATTGACCTCAGGAGTAAGTGATGATGGTAAAGATGCATTTTTTTTACTATCAGCAATTTCTGGCACTTTGGTAGCAAAATCAGCAAAGAAAGCGTTGGCGCTAAATCGATTATTTGGATCTGCAGTGAGGTTAAGAAGTTTACATAATTCGTAGAAGGCTGATGAGGGGCGAACAGCAGGGATTAGATTGTAACCTGGCTCAACCTTGACGATAAAACTACATTTACTTTCTACAACTCCGAAAAGTAGTTCATAAGCACCATCAATGCTGAACAGAACATCGAATACTAACTTGTTATGTCGGTATTTAAATTGAGTCTTGGTTATACCCTTCCGACGCATGTCCCTGTCGAGGGCTCTAAGTCTTTCCACTTTCATAGTAAATTCTCAATAAAACAATCGGATAGATAACGTATTACTGACCAAGTCATTATAGCGTGATCTATTTCACGATTTACCATGCATTCACAATCTTTACGCTTAGCACCGTATTCACTGTCCGCACTAAGTGAAGATAACCACGTTATAGCTAACCCATTTAGTTAAGCACCCGCACATCGCGAGGTGAGAGACCATGAAAATGAACGATCACTCAGGGAACATATTCACGCAGTTCTTTGCGTGGTTGGGAACTCTTGCCGCTGCATTGGGCTTCACAACTCAGGACATGGTTTACATGTTCTTCGGTGCAGTTGGCCTGATTATCTCGCTGGTGTCTTACGTCAACGGGCGTCTTGATGCTCGCCGGCACAGAAAAGAAGACGAGAAACGAACGAAGATGATTCGTGATTACCTTAACGGTATTAGCGACAAACCAAAGTCTGAACGCCCGACCGCGGTCAGCGTCGTGGCTGATGCTCTTACAAAGGCAGGTGAATAATGGCTCAACTGGCTAAAAAAGGTGGTGTTGCCGGGGCCATTTGCTCTGTCGCTGCGATTATCACAATTGTTTTGGGTAACGGTAACGTCCGCACTAATGAACGAGGGCTGGAGTTAATAGGCAATGCGGAAGGGTGCCGACGTGATCCGTATGTCTGCCCGGCGGCTGTACTGACCGATGGTATTGGCAATACTCATGGCGTAAAGGTTGGCGTTCGTAAGACAGATGTGCAGATTGCTGCTGACTGGGAACGCAACATCCTGGAAGCCGAGCGCTGTGTTAATTCATATGGTAACGGTCGCAAGCTAAGCGATAACACGTTTTCCGCTGCTACGTCGATCACGTTCAATGCTGGCTGCGGAAATATGAAATCTTCAACCCTGTTCCAGTATCTGCGTACCGGGGAAACGGAAAAGGCATGCAATCAGTTTACGAGGTGGGTGTATGGCGGCGGTAAGGTTCTGCCTGGCCTGGTAACTCGTCGTTCTGCAGAGAAACAGCTCTGTATGGATGGTGCTAAATGAAAACTCGCTATCTGGTAGTGATCGGTTGCTTTGTTTTAACTCTGGCTGGTGGGCTCGTATGGTCTGCGAACCATTACCACAGCAAATACCAGAGTGAAAAGCTGCGTGCTGATACTGCGGTGAAAGAAGTTGAATCTCAGGGGGAAGTGATAGCCAGCCAGACGTTTAACTTTAATCGCTTCAATCAGGCTGCTGAGTATACCGGGAACCTGAACTCATTAATCGGTGCTGGCAGTGAAAGAACCGTTATCGAATACCGGGAGATTCTGCACAGTGAAAAGACCTGTGATATGCCTGTTCCTGCTGATGTTGCTGGTGGGTTGCTCAACTACGCGAACCGTTTACGTGCCAGCGCAATGCACACCGATACCGGGAACATTGACGCAGCCAGTGATAGCACCACTACCACCGGCGCGCTAACTTACTGCCAGGCTGTTCTCTGGATTAACCCATTGTTGGCAGTCATTGAACAAGCGAACAACCAGTTGATTGGGATTCGGCAAATCGAGAGAGACCGTCAATAATTGCTAATATTCTCAAATAGATAAAATATTGATTATTGGATGTGTTGAGTAACAGCGCTTACTGCCATAGTAAACTATGGGCATAGAGGGTTTATTTGCTTATTAAAATCCCTAACTCTGGATATATAAACATGGTTTTAAATACAGTTTGAGTTTGAAAAATAGTCAACTACTGTTGTGTGGTTGCTCAAAAGCACAAAATGAGTTGCTTAAAGTCAATATTTACTTGATATTTACCACAGAAAGAGGTTGTTTAGCCCGGGCACAGGTAAGTGCTTGAAAATTAAATAAAACTCGTACGCCCTATATATGGTGTCCCATGGATAAAAAAGATACTAAATATAGTGGTTTGAAGGAGATATGACTATGTCAGCAGCCGAACTGTATCAGCAATTTGGTATTACCCCAGCAGAATATGCACCAACTGATTCTCCAGTTGATTTCGCACGCAGGGCTATTGGCTCAAACTTAGCCAGAGTGGAACAAGTGGGGGTGAGCTACTCATCTGGTACTATGCCACAGCAGAATAAAAAAACCGATAATTCAAATAATTACGTAATGTATAGCTACTAAATATGCCTAATTGGAATGAAGTGCTCGAGGAGATGACCATCCTCGGGCAACGTAGTCCCCTTGATGTCGTGAGAAAAAAGTATATTGCAGCAATGTCACAAAAAACCGGACGAAACGTAATTACGTACTATTCCGGCTTTCTGCAAAAGAATACTCAAACAGTCAACCAATTGATATCTATGACTGATGACGACAAAAATGGGTTCATGGCAGCGATCAACGGAATGGATTCTTCAAAAGGTCTAGATCTGTTAATTCACACCCCTGGCGGCGATATTGCGGCATTGGAATCTATAGGCCAATATCTTCGAGCCAAGTTTGGCACGGATATCAGAGCATTTGTGCCTATGATCGCTATGTCCGCTGGTACGATGCTTGCGTGTTGTGCGAGAGAGATCGTTATGGGAAAACAATCAAATATTGGCCCTTTCGACCCTCAAATGGGGGGGATCCCTGCTCATGGGATACTTGAAGAAGTTGAAAAAGCGAAGCAAGAGTTGAGAGCTGACCCTTCAAGTATAGCCTTTTGGCAATTTAACCTTCAGAAGCTTCACCCTACCTTCATAGGTGAATGTGAAAAAGCGATTAAATGGGCATCGGAGATCGTTTCGGAATGGTTGATTTCTGGTATGTTCAGAGATGAAAGCGATGCTGAAGAGAAAGCCAGAGCTATTTGTTCCCGTCTGAATGATCACTCAACAACGTATGCACACGCTCGTCATATCCATATAGAGAAGGCAAGGGATATCGGCTTAAAAATCTCAAGTCTGGAAGACGATCAAGATCTACAGGATTTAGTGTTAACGATTCATCATAGTTATATGCATACCTTTGGTAGCAGTTCTGCTTGTAAAATCATTGAAAATCATAATGGTAGTACAATGATTTGGCATGCCCCAGAGGGAAATTAACTATAACACCCATATAATTGAACCCCGCACTCGCGGGGTTTTTCATTGTTGCCACAAAGTCCACCTGTGGGCGCTTTTCAATGATTTAACTATTTCGTTTTTTACCCAATAGCTGAACTACCTCTTTCTTGAGCTTGTTGAAATACTCCTCATCGAATTCGGACTCAGAGTCAAATTCTAAGCTGCTTTCAACCGTATCAGCCATCAAACCCGGGGTTTTGCCAACACCTTCGTTCACTACTGTTGATATAGTAATTACAGCAACTTTGAGCGCATGAATATCAAATCGAAGCTGATCATTTTCTGCTTCTAACTCTTTAATTCTATTTTCAAAATCGGACATTGAATTTTCCTTCCAAGTAAAAAAGACAATGTACCATGAAGTTAATCATGTTGTGAGGAAACCATGGCAAAACCGGACTGGGAGGCCATAGAGTCGGCTTACCGGGCCGGGGCTTTGAGCCTCCGTGAAATAGGTGCTCAGTACGGCGTCACTGAAGGGGCAATCAGGAAGAAAGCCAAGAAACTGGAGTGGGTACGCAAAGCAGGTACGCAGGTACGCAAAAATGGTACGCAAAAGAAAAGTACGCGTACCACGACAAAGCCTACAGCCTCAGGCGCTGCGCAAAAGCGTACGCCCCCAGAAGATGAACAACCCACGGATACGAAACCGATACGCGGCTCGCGTACTGCACCACCTGTAAATCCATTTCCTCCCGGTAACCAGCGTGCTCTGAAGCACGGCGGTTATGCTCGTCGCCTGCTGCTGAAAGATGAGGTTATCGAAGATGCCAGGGCGCTGACCCTGGAGGATGAACTCTTCCGTTTACGTGCAAATAACCTTGTGGCTGCCGAGAACATCGGACGCTGGGTAACGCGACTGGAAGACATTCCCATGGCAGAAGAACAGCCGCGAAAGGTGCTGATGGATAACATCAAGGCGGCTGAGAACGCGATGATGCGTAACACGGTACGTATTGAATCAATCACCGGAACGCTGGCCACGGTTAATAAAATATTTGCTGATACTGACTACCGCGTTGCAGTGACCGACAAGGTATCGCTGGAGGCCGATCGCCTGCGCCGTGATGCCGGCATTGACGACGGTAACGGAGAACGAGACCTCAATGACTTCTACTCTGATATCAAAACCGACCCTGAATCCAGTGCTGAGGAAGTTCTGGGAGACTCAGGCACGTAATAAGGTTCTATTCGGTGGCCGCTCATCTTCGAAGTCGTGGGATGCTGCTGGTTTCGCTATCTTCCTGGCAAACAAATACACGCTGCGTTTCTGCTGCGCTCGCCAGATTCAGAACAAAATCGAAGAGTCGGTGTATACGCTGCTGAAAATACAGATTGAGCGGTTCGGCCTGCGTCATCGTTTCCGTATTCTGAACAACAAAATTATCAATCGGGTGACCGGCTCAGAGTTTGTTTTCTATGGCCTGTGGCGAAATATCGAAGAGATTAAATCGCTGGAGGGTATCAGCGTTCTCTGGCTGGAAGAGGCCCACGCGCTGACGGAGTACCAGTGGAAGATACTGGAGCCTACTATCCGTAAGGAAGGTTCAGAATGCTGGTTCATCTTCAATCCCGGGCTGGTTACTGATTTCGTGTGGCGTAATTTCGTGGTNGACCCGCCNGAAGACACNCTGATNCGCAAAATCAACTACGACGAAAACCCGTTCCTGTCGGACACCATGCTGAAGGTCATCGATGCGGCAAAGCGGCGTGANCCTGAAGGGTTCGATCACGTCTACATGGGCGTACCGGAATCTGATGATGATGCGGCAATTATCAAGCTGTCCTGGATAGAGGCGGCTGTCGATGCACATAAGGTGCTGAACTTTGATCCCAGCGGGCGTAAGCGTATTGGGTTCGACGTTGCCGATAGCGGGGCGGATAAGTGCGCCAACGTATATCGCCATGGTTCTGTTGTGTACTGGGCTGACGAATGGAAGGCCAAAGAAGATGAGCTGCTGAAAAGCTGCCAGCGCACCTATCAGGGAGCAATGGAGCGAGAGGCTGATATTGTCTACGACTCCATCGGTGTCGGTGCCTCTGCTGGCGCTAAATTCTCTGAGATAAACGACGACCGTCGAAAAGAAAGCTCCCGTGCGGCTCAGGTTGGCTATCAGCGGTTTAATGCTGGCGCTGGCGTTAATGAGCCTGAGGATGAATATAACGGCATCCCGAATAAAGATTTTTTCGCTAACCTCAAGGCGCAGGCGTGGTGGCTGGTGGCCGACAGGTTCAGAAACACGTTCAACGCAGTGCAGAACGGGGAGGCATTTCCTGTTGATGAGCTGATAAGTATCGACTCTGCGTGCCCGCATCTGGAGAAGCTAAAGCTGGAGTTGACCACGCCGCACCGCGATTTTGATAAAAATGGTCGCGTGATGGTTGAGTCGAAAAAAGACCTCGCTAAGCGTGATGTACCGTCGCCCAACATTGCCGACGCTTTCATCATGGCATTTGCGCCCGTCCATAATCCTATGGTCATTAGCAGTGACATTCTGGGGAATATTTAATGTGG